ATTACGTCCACCAGGAAATGCTTCTGGGTGTTCTCCCACCCACTTATTTAAATCTTGGGCTGATGCATCTTCACGATCCATACAGTCTGTAATAATTCTATGGGCATCAGATACTTTGCTTAGGTCTGTGCAATATAAATAATATATTAATTGCTCACGTTTTCTTGGATAGAATGGACCTACTCTAAACCTTACAAGTCTTTCATATTGGATTAATAATGGGTCGCCAACTCCTGGTGCACCTATATAGTTTTTAAATACATCTTCAATATTGGTAGGACTAGTAGGAAAGATTGGAATCATTTGTTCATACCCGCTTAAAATACCAAAATCTGTAAGTTGGGCGTTTATGTACTTATTTACATAATATGGAGGAAAGGCTGTGTCATTTACTGTAAACATAGTACTATTCTACCTCAACCTTTGCGTTTGCTATCCATTTAAATCCAGTGCTGACTCCAACACTTTTACCACCCTTGGCTCCAGCAGCAAAATTCTTTTTGTATATTCTAGGATTTTGAATATAGTCAAATATTCCACTTGCTCTTAAAAATCCTTGAGTAAAATAGTTTCTCATAAACTCATCAAAAGTTCTTTCAAAAGATCCTTGCACATCTTCTCCTCCAGGATTACGAACATTTACTGGTTTACGTGTAAATATTTCTTGACCTCCTGCGGTAAAACGAAGTGCTGATCTTTTTGGTTTGATTAGAACTGGAATACCGTTTTCCATAATATAAGCCTTGTTATAAAAAGGAACTGTGCCATCTTCTTTTATTGTTCTTGATTGTTTAAACTTAGAATTTAATGTCAAACCAACATTACTTACTGTGTAGTTAATATCAAATAATCTTGCAGATGGGCTACCTACCTGATACCACTCATAAACATGGTGAAGGGCAGATGGATTTGCTCTTGCTTCTACATCAACATATCTGCTTAATGCATAAACAACACCCTTACCCATATTATCTAAAAATATTTTTTTACCTTTTTGTGCACCATCAATAAATCCAGTAGAGTACTGAACAATATTCATTATTTGTTTTTCAAAATTATTGGTGTTTAAAGATACTCTCATTAGTCTTGAACATCCTGATTCTCAGACCTGCGCCATAACATTTTATAATATTCTATATCATTAAATGGACCAATAAAAGGTTCTAGCGTTCCAATTTCATATATTGTTCCCCTACCTGCTCTTGGACCAGCAGTTTCTTTATAGATAAGTAAGTCATTGCTACTACGAATATTAGTAATTAATATATTAGTTTCTGCATTTAATTGATCAGTACTGGATATTCTTAAATCAGACTTTGTTCTTGCTACTAGTTTATCTTTGTATTGTAAAAATACTTCGGGCTTGATTTCTTCTGTACCCGCACCACCAACTGGGGTTGCATTACAGGTTACAGTTCTATCAAAAACCCAATTTTTATTTGGCTGTCCATATTGATTTTGACTAATAATTGGATAGTAGATATCTGCTTTCATTGGGTATAAAAAATCTACTTCGCAGGCATCCATTATAAAACTCCTGGAGTACCAAAATTTGTAATATACTTTTCTAGGATTTTATCTACTAAAATATTTCCAGTGCCATCTAAAGCGGATTTATCAATCTGAATCTTATATTGATCAGTAGAGTAGTTAGTAATGTATCTCTTATGGTATTCCATTCTTCCGCATTTAATATCATCAATAAGCATTAATGTTGCGTCATAAATATCATAAGGAACAACCTTATATCCCGTTTCTAGTGAAAACAAATAGTTAAATGTTTGTGGAAATGTAACACCTGGTTTTACTGCCAATGTCACGGGGCTGTCTTCTGTATCGTATAAATATATTGAGTCTGACTCTCCAAGTGGTACACCTTGTGGTGTTCCAATTTGTCTAATATAAGAGTCTGTCATTTGCTGAGTCCACTCTTTAATTATTGAAGTTTTATCTTTTGTTAATAAATAATTCCATTGTCCATCGCCTTGTGCTTGTGGACTATCATTATAATCCCAGACAAGTTCATTGTTTTCATATGCCTTTAAGATTTTATAAACACGATCCCAGATAGGCATATAATCTGAACCGTTTCCATTTGTCTCATACCAAGAACGCTCATAATAAAATCCGCCAGGTACGATGGAATCAATAATTGCTCTTGCTAAACCTTCCCACTGAGTATATTTAGATATCTCTGTGGCAGTACCATCTCCATATGTTTGCGCTAACTTTGTTGGATCTGCGTATGGTCGCATAATTTCTAGATTATCTTCAACAACTATGTCTGCTTGTTCACCATCAACTGATTCGTAAATTGCTAAATAATATGACTCATCATATGAGTTAAAAAGTGAAGGAAGCGTATACTCTATTTTTGCACTGGCGGTTGATGTAATAGTCTCTTCTACCTCTACTACATTTCTAGAACTATCTTGAATAATTAATATATAGTCAGTATCTGGCAGTGGAACATCATAAGATATTGAAAGTGGATATGGTGGTAAGCGTAGTATTTGCATTAAATTTTACCGTAGTGTTTGGCTACCTCTTGCGGTGTTGCTTCACGCACAGATTTCTTTGTTAGCCACTTAACGGATGCCTCCTTTGTTACAATATTATAACCTTTTGTAAGGCTCCCCACACCACTCCAAAAAATATTACCTTTTGAAAAAACTGCCACTTTATCTTTGGCAGATTCTGCTCTTGCTTTCTTTTCTGCTATATCATCTTCTCTTGGAATAAAAGGTAAAATTGCTTCTAAAAGTTCTTTTTCAGTATTTGATCCAACTATATCAATATTATTTTTTTCAGCATACTCTTGTAGTTCAGCAATGCTTTTCTTTGAAAATTCTTCTATTACTTCTTTTGTTGTTGACATAATTCCTCCACTGCTATTATATCAGAATTGACTATTTATATAAAGTTTGTGGTTTTCTAATACCCGCTGGAGTTCCGCTTATTATTATATTTTCTCCAAAATTTGCTGTAGGAATACATCCCATAGCAAATCTTTCTGTAATAATTCCATTTGGTCCACTAATAACAGTTCCTATGCCTCCAGCAGCAATTGCTCCATCACCACTATGTTGATGTGGAACTGTTGGACTTCCTGGATATGACATTTAATCTCCTAATGAATAAGGAGGGCAGTTTTTACGCTGCCCTCCCTATATTAATAGTTTTTACAAACTATGCGGTTGGGTCAACTGCTGCATCTGCATAAGCAACTGCATCTAGTTCTTCCCATTGGATACCAAAGCGTACAAATACTGTGTACTCAATTGTATCTTTCTTTGGCTTGTACTCACGGTTTACAGTAATATCTCTCTGGAAACCCCATACACGGTTAGCAGGGAATGTCAAGTCGACATAGTCTGCTGGGTAGTAAGGTACTTCCATAACATCAATTCCTAGAACACGAGTTGTACGTGCTCCACCGAATGTCTGTCCAACGCCGTCTAGGTATGACTGACGGTTACGCTCTGTACCACCAGTACGTGGTGCAAACGCTTCAGCAATAGCATCAGCGAGTGTACCGTTGTTCTTGACGATACCAGCAAAAGCATCAGTACCTGCGTAGAACTTTAGGTTCTGCTTTAGGGCACGATACTTACGTGGCATTGCAAGGATAATATCCTGCATTACCTCTGTTGTCCAGTTGTTGTCTGTTACTGTAACGGATGCCTCATGTGCATCTCCGTCGTTTTCAACCTTGTAAACAAAACCTTCCATGATTGAAAGGAAGTTTCCGGTTGTACCATCGCCATTAATAGCAAGGTCTTCAATATCATTAGCAAATGCATTGGTCATCAAGCGAACTAGATGATCTTCCAACGCACCTCCTTCAATATTGTCTTCTAGTGCTTCAGTTGATACTTCCCAATCAAGACGAATCTTCTTGGTTGTAAGTTCTACTTTAGTAAATGTTGCACCAGCGTTTGTATAATCATTGCTTGCTTGTGCAGCAGCACGGATTACACGCTCACCAACGTTAACTTTCTCAAGTTCCATGGTGTTTGCTCGCATTGTAACTCTACGACCATCTTTGGCGAGAACTGTTGCATCCCACACGTAGTCGATGAAGCGGCGAGCCTGCTCAGGAAGTAGGATACCACCTGGTGTACCAGTAGGATTTACTGCGTTTGCGCCAGTTGTAGAACCCCATTCAGGAGTAGCAATGTTACCTAGGTTTGCACCAATATCAGATGTTGTTGGGTTGGTCGCTGTTGCGCCTCCAATATCACCTGATGCAAAGGCACCATCACCTGCGTGTTGGTGGCTTACGGTTGGAGCACCTGGGTAGTTTTTTACGATTTCTTGTTCCGACATATTGTTCACCTCCTAGTGATTTATGTTAGTTAAATAGGTCGGCATTTTTGAGGAAACGTCCGCCCCATAGGGATTTTTGAACCTGTTGTACAGGCTCCTGCACGATCTCGCCTAGATCGCCAGACTTGCGGAAAGCCGTATCTTTTTCAACAAGATCTACTCGCTTTCCAAACTCATTAAAAGTACCCTTTACTTGGCTTACCTCATTTGCTACAGACTTTACTTCACCTGTAACTGTTTCAAGGGACTTTGTTATTGCATCAACATTGGCTTGCATAGCCTTTACTGTTTCTGCAAGATTGCTCAAGGCATTAGTTAGAGAGTCATTAATTTCTGAAACAGACTTTGCAATTGATGCTGCTGTATCAACAACTGCATCTACTGCTTTCTCTGTCTCTTCAGCAACAGGAGCGTCTGCAACTGGTGCTTCTGCTTCTGCCACTGCCTCTGCTACTGGTGCTTCTGCCGCCACTTCATCAGCAACTGCAGGAGCATCTGCTACAGCATCTTGTGCTGGAGCCTCTGGAGCAACCTCAACATTTTCAACTACTGCTGTATCGGACTTTTCTAAAGTCTCTTCAACAGCCATTGTCTCTTCTGTCATAGGATTTTCCTCCTTTGTCATCTTAATTGTCCTAATGCCTTTTGCACTATCAACTAAGAACTTTACTGTTTCAATATCATTCTGATCTTCAACAAAGCCAATGTTTTTCATTGACACACTACATGTTGGGCATGACTCATCAGAATCTTTTGAAAGACGAACAATGTCGTCTGTGTTACACCAATAAACTGTATCAACTACGGTTTTAGCAAGGAACCCGCCTAGTTGTCCTTTCTCAATAGAAAGAACATTGGCAAATTGATTTGCTGGGTTATCAACAAGTGACAATTCGTGTAACTCATATTCTTTTACTATTCTTACTGCTTTCTTCATTTCCTCATCATAGGAGTCCATTGACTTTGTAATATTTCCACCTATGGAGAAACCTGTTAATGTACCATCAAGAACTTTTTCCCAAGTATCTTGTGCTCCTTTAGAAACATAGGCTGATACATATACCCCGCTATAAAATTTTCTAACTTTTGGATCAAAATAACGATCCTCTTTAAAAGAGACCACCTTACCAACAGCAGTTGGTTGGTGCATTTCACGTAAATTGCCACGGAATTTTTTAAATGCCTCTAAACTTGCTTCTGCTGTTACAATATCATTTTGCTTATCAATATTATCAAGTGTTGCAAAACCAGAAACAATTCTACGCTCTTTATCGATCTTTCCGATAGGCATAGAAAAGCGAACATTGTCGCCATCAGTAATCCAGTGTGCTTTATTTATAGTCATGGCAGATTAATTATATCATTCCTTTATAATGTTTTCTCAATTATTGAGACGCTCTGCCTTCACCTTGTGGATTTCTTCCATCAATGGTGGCAGGAGAATCAGATACGTTATTTGCTCTTTCGGCATCTCTTTGACGGTTCCCCGCTAAGTTTGCCCTAGCATCAGTTGCTTGTCTTGGACTCATAATAAATGGAGAATTTCCATCGCCATCTGGTCTTGGAGGAAGGTCTAGCATTTCACGAGCCTCGTCTGGAGTAATGACCTGAGTCTTTACATATCTTTCAATAATTTGAGACTGAGCAATTTCATCTGTTAGAGTCATCTCATTAAACTTAAGTTCAAGAATATCTGTTTTTTCTTTAATAATTTTATTGACCATTTTTTCTAATTGAGCCTGTGCTGGTCTGGCTACCTGCTCTTTGAATGTACGATCCTGTGACATAGCAGCAGCAATTGCAGCAGAGTCGGATCCACCTAGTTTAGAAATTGGCACTTGATGTGCTACCAAAATATCATCACGATTTTGTTTACGATACTTTTCAAATGAAGCCTCTTGAACAGATGCCTCAATTGGATCCATCCTAAACTCTACTTTATTGTTATCTGTATCTCCAGGAAGTGGGATGTAAAGAGTTCTATGGTTCTGACCTCTTAAACCAGTTTGTAAGAATCTAAACATTTTATCTTCAGCATCAGCAGATAACTTAGCACCCTTGACTGTAATGATATATCTTGGGGCACCCTTGTTTTGGAAGTAATCAATATTGTACTGAGCGGCAAGTGAATCTCCAATTAATGAAGATACTGCTGAAATAATATCTGGAATTCCATAATATGTATTTAATGGAGAATATTCTTTAATGTGAATAATCTCATTTGGTCTTGTGTCTGTCGTCATTGGGTTTACATTTGTTGCCCCGAAATTTCTAAAATAAACAACCTTTTGACCAATAATTTGAACAAAGCCATCACGTAAACGACGAACACGAACAGTTGTAGATGGAATATGTCCAACATATCCTACTTCACCAGAAACTGTTCTACCTATTTCAAGGAATCCATTTCCAGTAGCCTGTAAGTCAGTATAAACTTTTTCCATTGTGTTTGTGAATGAGTCATCATCATTTAGTGACTCAAGCCATTCACGAATTTCTAACTTCATTCTTTCAATTCGACGACGTGCTCTTTCTACTGCACCCTCATCTGAATTGCTTTCAAACCTTAACATTGTTCTGTCAGTAATATCAAAACGATATCCAAGACCTACAACATTTTCTACCTTTGCGTCAATTGCAGCATGGTTAGCAAAAGATGTATCATAATAACTTGCTAACTCATACATGTTGTATGGTGGTGTAATTACATCAAATAGTCCATAACCATTTCTATATACCGTGCCAGGATTAATTTGTTTTGATCCACTACCGTCTTGTCCCATTGGGATTGCATTAGCATTTTCTAAATATCTAGCAGAAGGTTCTACAGCGTTATAGCCATAAACTTTAGAAACGTTTCTTGATGTTCTGCGCTTAAAGTTTTGATCTAAACCAGAATACTCTTTTAAGATTCCCCAGTCTTTTGCAAATGGATCTTGTGCTTTAAAAATATTGTCAGGTTCATCCTGAGTTTTTAAACTAGCCTGAATAAAATCGTAATCGTTGCTCATGAGTCGTATGCTTCTCTTCCATGTGTGTTTAGCGTATCTTGTGCTGCTTTCCATGCCCCCAAATCGTTCATAGAAGGAATTAATCCATTCTTCATACGATCTAACTGCTCACTATATTCTTCATCACTAATTCTTGTTAATCCAGGAACAAAAATTGCATTCCCGTCACCTGGGTCACCATGATAAATTGCAGCCTCTTTTAATTTTGCAATTTGGGCAATATCACCTTTCATTGATGGAATATTTAAAACATTGCCCTCTCCATCAGTAAACCATTTTCCATTAGATTTCTTATAAACATACAAACCCCAGTCATAGTGTTTATCTATGACTTTTCTTCTTACATTATTTACAATAGGTTTACCAGTTTTTTGACTAATTAATGGATTCATATACCAAAGTATACCAGATTATACCGCTGAACCCACCCTAATAGTCCATGTTGTGTCATTGTATATTTTCATCTTTTCAGCATCAAAAATCATACCTTCATCATCATCAATGATTATTTTATTAGTTCCTATATACGTCTTGTATACTTCTGCTGGACTTACGCCATAAATATCTGTAGAGGCAATGACTAGTACGCCCTCCCATGTAAAACTATTTAACCAATACTCCCAGTCAAAGTTTGTTACCCCGTCAGATTCTACTCTAAGCCAAGGTCTGGTGAGGGTGCTTTGAACCTGTTGCAAATTATTTGCTTGATAAAACGCAATATTATTATAAACCAGTGGACCAGTTAAATTAATGCCACCAATAAATAAATCAAAATTAAGGGCTGATGCAAATGCTATTCCAAGAACTGACCATTCTTTTATTGTAAAAACTGGTTCTCTAACAAGAGATCCGTTTATAAAATATGATAGTCCATTAAATGGTTGGTCGGTAGTTAAACTTTTTGCATATACCCTGGCTCTAGTGGCATCTGGATTATCCGCAACAATATAAAACTTAATTGTATCTCCCTTATAAACTACCTCAAATATTTCTGTTGGAGTTATAGGAAATTGTTCTTGATCATATCTCATCCATATCTGCATAGCACTAACACGATAGTTGCTTGCTAGATTTGGATTAACTGGAATAGCCAATCCTCTAGAAACAAAAGGATCAAAACTTCCACGAACTTCTACACCAGATGTTCTATTTAGATAAAGGTATGGGGTACTTCCTTTATAAATACTAAAAGGGTTTTGCGCTTTGTAATCATAATAAATACCAGCACGAGTATATGGGAACATATCAACACCAAATCTTGTACCAACTGGATTAAATGAATTATCATTAAATGCCTGAGATGCCCACTCTAGTCTACGTAAACGAATCGGCTTTCTCAAAATACCACGAATGTTAAAGTTTAAATGATATACAATTGCCAAATCATTAAAGTCAACAGTTTTAGTTGGATAAATTAATGTATTATCAACAACTTCAAATTTTGTAGTAAGCCAATTTGGATAGTCATCAATATTAATAATCTTATCTTCTTTTGGAGGAACATAGTTGGTAAAGTTTGATATAGGCTGGTTTGCACCTTCTTGAATATACTGCAAGGTAACATAACTTCTAATTACTGCATCTGTTGTATCATACTCATAATATTTAATAGCCTTTTCAGCCATATCCTGATAGTTGTTCCAGCCAGTAAATATGCTATTGTCTAACTGCAAATATGTTTCTTGAACTGGATGTGAATACTCTTCTTTAAGTTCTTCATATGTCCAAGATCCTACTTGTTCATATTCTTTTAGTTTAGTTGGAGATGGATATCCTAAATTATATTGTAAGAAATCAAGATCATAATATGTGTTACCAACATCGTTTGTTACAAACTGTGCAAAATAAGATAGAGGCAGGTAGTCTTCCCAATACCCAGAAACTCCGATATCTAAGAAATATGTATCATATGCTTCTGATGGCAAAAGAGTATAACTTGCCGTATGAGCAAGCAGCGCTTTAGCATTTTCAGACTCTTCTGACCCAGTTGCTAGATAACTATCCAGAATTGCTGTTCCATTTTCTTCAAAATGATCTGCTACTTCTGTTGCATTATATGCTGTGCATAAACCTACTGAGTATACTTTGCCAGTGAATTGATAAGTATTTGTTTCATCCCCTGCAACATACATCTCTAGCCCATTACGATTTCCAAAGAATGACGCTACATTTCCTCCAAAGAAAGAAACCAAAAAATCAATCTTTACTCCTGCAGCATATTTTTCATCAGACACAATTATGTCTGTTGTATATATCTCTTCTTCTTCCCCATTAAAATATAAATAGTAGTGAATTTCATCTAAATCTTTACGAATTGCAAAGTAATTACCTGTAAGTCTGTTATATACTTTAAATAGTGTTTCTTCTGTTAATAGATCATCTGAACTAAATACTCCGTAAAATGTATGAATATCATCGTTTAATATATTAAATCTTGGAAAGTTAAAATAACAGTCTTCTGAATTCCATCCAACATTTGGTCTAAAGGTTATAAAAGTACTATCGAGTGGATCTTGAATTTCTTGATTATCGTCATAAAGTTCTTGTAGAGTCTTGCTACTTAAAAATATATCTGGTAGTTGATAGTCTGGAGTTGTTAATGCTGTATTTGTTGTTGATAGATTATCAAAGTTTCCCTGTTCCCATTGTGCAAAGTCTGGATAGTTATAGTTTCCAGTATAGTCCGCAAATGGGTAATCTATAAATGCTTGCGTTCCTCCGTATGCTGAGTTAATTGCTTCTGGAGAAACTACTCCTTGACCATATACCCATCTACGCTTAGCAACGTTGATTGCAACAGAATATGGATAAATTGCAACGCAATCTATTTCTATTGGAGACACATCTTCGTAGGCATAAAATCCAATCCAGTCTTGGCTATCTCCAGTATTATCTAGTTGTGCTGGTAAAGATAGGCTGTCTGTATCAATTGGAAGGTTAATTACTTCTTCACCATTAATTAAAAGTGTTGCGTTATTTCTAATAATTCTAAAATGAACAAGCATTGGTCTAAACCATTCACCAACAAAATGAGAAGCAAACTGTTTACCAATGACCATAGTTATAAATCCAGACTCTACATATAGTCCATCTGATGATGCTATTGGTCCAAATATTCTTCTTGGAGTATAAGCATCCGAGTTAACACGAAGCCAAAACTCTATTGTATAATCTTTATATTTTCCTAATTCATTTAAAAATCCTTCGCCAGGTAATATTAACGATGGCTTACCGCCATTATTTGGAGTAAGTCTTGTTATACCGCTTGCACCAAATACCATTGGTACTCCGCTATTTCTTGCAACAAGAGCATTATTATCAACTAAATAATATCCTGTGTCTCCACCTAATCCGTAAGGATCTGCTTGTACAGCACCATCTACAGTTAAAGCAATTGTTGATGGCAAAGCAATTGGAGTAACTCCAAGAGAAGTGGCATGCATTAAACTCTTCAGACCATTGACCCAAACTTATTCCATTAACATAAAATCTATAATCAGAAGAAGTTGACCCACCATCTGTATATATAAATTTTATAACAACTCTAAGATCTGTATTTTCATTAGGAATATCAAATGTTCCAGAAACAAAACTCCATGCCTGAAATATAGAAGTATTAAATGTTTCTAGTTCTTGAATAATTGTAGATGTAGTTGTATCTGTATATTCATATCCTATTTGTACCTGGTTTAAATACCCGCTGTCTGAATAAAAATATGCACCTACACTAAAAGATCCAAGGGTAGAGTTTAAATCTGTAAAATTAACCAAGTCTGCACTAACACACTGAATAGTGAGAGAACTGGTTGCTGGAACATCTCCCTCTATTGCATTTAAAACACTATCTTCAAATGGTTGATTTAAATCTATACCTGATGTTGTAGCAGTACAGTCTGTTAATGTCCAAGAGTCAGAAATGTCTCTTTGTGCCTCTGTAATTAGAGAAATATAATCAGCCTGATCATCTAAAGACCACAGAATTTGTGGCTGCTCGGCATATATCTTTTCTGCATATAAATTAGAGGGTATGGACATATTTCTCCTATAACCTTATTATAGCAGGGAAGGTTTAATTTTTAGGAACCCACAACTTTTCATTACCCTTATTGTGGTATCTTGCCATAACAAATAGTAGGTCTGATAGCCTATTAAGATACTTGGGAATATTTGGGTTAATTCCTTCTACCCTCCACACTTGACGCTCTGCTCTTCTAACTATGGTTCTTGCGTTATGCAATGACCCAGTAGGTAGTACAAATGAGTGTAGTGGTTCTAAGAATTCGTTATAATCATCGATAACATTTTCTAAGTAAACAATTCTTTCTTCAGATATTGTTATTGTTGTAGCGCCAGAAAGTTCTGCTCCTAGGTCAAACAAGTCGTTTTGTATTCTATCAATAATATCATTATAAAATTCACTTGCCATACCTATAGCAGAGTTTGCTTCATCTACTGCTCCGATTGCTTCTATTAAATCGCTAGCCTTATCTATTCTTTCATTGTTAGCAGTTGATGTTTTTCCATCATCCCCTGTTTTTGTATAAATACGAGTTAAATGTACCATTAGTGTCCAGTCAAAGATCGCCAAATATCAATACCAATTTTATTGGCTATATAAAGTGCAGCAAGAGTTATTGTTAGTTGCAAAATATTTTTTGTTATATCGTTTTGTTTTTTTACTGGTAACTCTATAATATTATCTATTTTTTTATAAGCAACTTTCATGGAAATATAACCTTTCCGTTATCAGCCCAGACAAGACCGATAGAATCTCCAGCGTATAGATATGTTTCATTTATTCCTTTTTGTGCCCAACCCCACTCATTAATAGGAAATGGCACAACTTGTTTTTTCTTTACTATTACAGCCCAGTATGCGTCTGCTGGTGGCATAGTTTCACAAGTTTCAACTGATGGATCTGGCAAATTATTAACCCTACATACAACTGCATCTCCATATTTTATTGTTCCCTGTATTTTATAGTTTGCTTTCTTTAAAATAGTCAAAGCATTTGATTTATCGTGAACACCTATACAAGTTGTATGTTTTGATTTATTATCTAATGTTCCATAATCAACATAAACATTAACGCATCCTTTTTCATATGTAGTGATAAATGATATACCACCTATTAGTAGACCAATGCTTATTGCAATTGCAAATATTTTTTTCATTTTACCCCCTATTAAATTTTAACCATACAAGTATCTGTTGTACAGTATGCTTCGCCTTCTGCTTCTAAATTATCTACCCCGTCATAAATAGCAGACCAATTAATTTTTTTAATCTCACCAACATAAGAGTTATATTCATCTTTTGTTATCTGAGTATATGGTTGCTGTGGATATGTTTTATTGCCCATAGGCAAAAATGATACTGCCTTCAACTGACCTTCATACATATGAAGTGCTGGAGCAATATGTTCTGTTTCTTTTTCTTTGTCAAATGAAAGGGTAACAGAAACTCCATTATCAGACCAATACTTTTGAGTAGTAGCAGCAAGACCAATCTTTTCAAATAATGTTACATCTTTCTCTGATCTTGCATGTCCAGAATGTACTGGGAAATATACTACAGTTGTATTAGCAGATACTAGATCTGCTTCCATTTTATACCCTGCTGCTTTGAACAAACTAATCATTGGGTCTTGATTTCCAAAGCGAATTGCACGAAGGAAGAAGTTTCCTCCTGGACCCCAGTGAACTCCTGGAGTTGCTCCAGACAAAAGAGATACCGACCCTGATGGCTTTACTGTTGTTACACGAACTGATTCACGAACACATAACCACTCAGAGTAAGAGTGATCATATTTACGAATTGTTTTATATCCTTCGTCCATCCATTCACGAACTGCTGGTAGCCCCTTTTGATCTGCAAATGATGCAATTCCAGTAAGCGATGTTCCAATGCGGCGATTACGTTGCATAATTCCATTTGTAATTTGCCAGTGTGTTGGAACAAGAGTAACTGCTTTACCGTATAGATATGCAAACTTTAGTGTACGCAAGAAATCTTCTTTAGATTCATGACGATTTAAATGAACCTCTACCAAAGTACAAAGTTCGTAAGATTCTAATGGTTGTTCTGCACATGGATTAAATCCCATTACACGATAATCTTTTCCATCTGCAGGATCTGCAAGACGACCATAATTACGAGCAACATCAAGCCAAATAAAACCTGGCTCTCCATTGTCTGCAATTAAATTAACGTAGTCTTCATATTTTGTTCCTACTTCTGCAGCAATAGAATTATTGCTCATCCATGCCCATCCAGGATTTTCTGGATCAAATGAGTTTCTATCAGGAAATACCTCTGAGTTTTTTAAATTAATAAAATCTTTATCTTCTGGTGCGCCAAGTGCAAGAGTAGCAGAACGACGAACATTTCCTGCTACAACACAAGTGCCAATAAGATTAATAATATCTACAATTGCACGAGAATCTAATGTTTCACCAGATCTATTTCCAATTACTTTACGAATAGTTTCATGTAATTTAATAAGTGGCTCTGGTCCAGATGCTGTTCCACCAAAACCTTTAATTGGTGCACCCATTGGTCTAATCTTAGAATAATCAAAAATGACTTTAGCCTGATTTTGTTTTAAATAAGAGTTTAACAATAATCTTACAGACTCTACCCAGCCTTCTCTTGTATCTGGTATTTCATATGTTATTTCTTCAGTAAGATTTGGATATATTTCCATTTCTTTTTCTTGACCTAGGGTGTCAAATCCTACTCCTACCCCGAGCATTAGAGCATCCATAACCCAGCCAAAAAGGGCACCAGGATCGTTTCTATCGATGTCCCTAGTAGAAACCATAGCGCAGTTCTGTAAGGCTGCTGAATTGCGCCTCTCCATGGTCATAGGGGTACCAAAAGCCCATAGCCCACGTCCTGGCGGAGTCCACTTAAGATTAAACATACGGTCATAGGCTTCTTGTGCAGATTTTTGAGCCTTATTATCATTCCAAGGAAGTCTGTTTTCTTTAGCGTGATTTTTCTGTACTGAATACATGCCTTCAATTACACGCTTACATACTTCATGCCAGCGTTCTTTTGTACCGTCTTCTTTAACCCGTGAATAAGTACGAATAAAGGTTATCTCTCCTAATGAGTTTCCACCTGCGTCGGTAAAACCAAAAGGAGGCTCAATATCCTTATATTTGTTAACAAATTCTTCCAAAAGCCTAAAAGAAAATACATCTGACATTTAAAATTAAAACCTCTCACTAAAAATATAATTAGAACTTTACAAATTGTAAAGTACTCCAAGTATAGCACAAAATTTTATTACAAAAAACCTTGATTTATAATTGTTTTGTAAAGTTTAAATATAAAGTTAAGGTTTAGTGCTTTTGTTTTTGTAAAGTAGTCTAACTAATTACTAGACCAGACTTACCGTTTTTAACTTCTCCCCATGTTAAAGCAGGAAGTGCTGCAGATATTGCAGTATTATTAATCTTATAAGACTTTCCAGATGCTAAGTTCATATGTTCAGAAGAAGTCCATGCATCTGTTGCATCTACCCAATTGAATGTTTTATTTGTAGTACCAAGCAACGTAATACCGCCACCATCTGCTCCTGCATCTGATGTATTTCCATAGGCAAGAATAACATTCTTATCTTCTACCTGTAGAGTTTGGGTATCAATAGTAGTAGTTGTGCCATTTACTGTTAAGTCGCCAGTAATTGTTAAATTATTATTTACTGTTGTTGTACCGCTTGTTGATCCAATTGAAATTACTGTAGCAGCACCACCAAGATTAATAGTAGTTGCTGTAGTGTTTAACAAATCAAAAGATGTGCTTGCTGTTGTTAGCGATGTTCCAATAGCAGGACTTGTTAATGTTTTATTCGTTAATGTTTGAGCCGTAGAAAGATCTGCTGTAATTGTAGTATCAATAGAAAGAGTTACGGTACCGCTTGTACCTCCACCACTTAATCCTGTTCCTGCAGTAACACCTTCAATGTCCCCTGGCAGAGTAATAGAGCCACCAAGAGATACTGCTGAACCATTAATAGTAATAGAAGAGTTTGTAAGTTTTTCATTTGCAATAGATCCTGCAAGCATTGTATTAGTTACTGTGCCTGTATCTGCACTAGATATTAATGTACCAGATACAGTTGGCAGTGTAAGAGTTATATCTGCTACTGCTGGCTCTGCTCCAACTTGAATATATGTTTCATATGCATCTGCAGTAGCACCTTCAAAAATAACCTTACTTGCTGTTATAACATCTTTACTTGCATCAAGTTCTGCAACACCATTTGCTGCACCTTTTTCAGAAATATCAATAGCATTAATTTCTTGAGGAGTAATACTAGCGGCTGTTTGGTAATAATCTAGTTCAGACCATATTGTGCTACCATCGCCAATTTTAAAGGCTCCAAGAGTAGTGTTATATCCAATTTCACCTTCATTAAGTGTTGGATCGGCGTTATTCCATTGCGTGGTTGTACCCCTACGCATTTGAATTCTAACAGCCATGACTTACCTCCGAACTTCTTTAATTATATCAAACTTTGTCATGCTGCACTTCCTCCATCAATTACTGATGTAAATGATGTTGTTGAAGGAGTTCCACCGTCTAAAGATGTTCCTAGCCATGGACCTACTGGACCATTTCCCTGATATTGATAAATATCTTCAACAAATCCCTCTGCATTATGATTATGATCTGTTACAGAAGATGTATCATCATAATTAGCCATAGCATACCAAGTAGAATTATAGTAATAATAAATACGATTTGTATTTGTATCTAAATGCATTGCCCCGTTTGATGGGCTAACTGGAAATGTACTACCTACAGATATTGCACTGCCAGTGAATGCTGTAGTTTGAACTGAATTATCTGGGAATGTAACTCCAGTAGCAACCTTGAGTCCTTGTTTTACTACAAAGTCTTTATTAGTTGTTGCCACTGAAGTTCACTGTCCCTTCGTGGTTCACTTTACGCTTCGATTAGCGTTCTGTGGACCTTTACTGATGTACCATTTGTTGATGTAACTAATAGACGAACATCTCCGCCTGAGTAGTCTGCATTTGTTGTACCAATTTGAGCATTGCTCTGAACATCTGCATATTCTGTTAGATAAACATTGTTATTTGCATCTACAGTTACTAGAACTTCTAGAACTTCAATGTCATCTCCATTACGCATTTGTACGATATATTTTGCAGATCTAAATGCTGATACCGCCCAAGAATCAACTACTGTTGCGCTTGTGCCAGAGATGCTGGTTGTAGCAGTTCCGATAAGTGCATCTGTTAGTGAGATATATCCAGCACCAACGCTTGCAAATGATGGGCTAGATGTTGTGCCGATGCTTTGTGGTAAAGAAAGAGTTATTGCACCAGTTGAAGCACTTGCAATAATCTGGTCGGCTGTGCCAGTAATTGAAAGAACACCAGTGTTATCAATTGTAATTGTATCTGATGTTGATGCTGCGGTTAATCCAATTCCAGATCCTGCAGTAAATGTAAGAGTGTCATCATTTTGATCTGCAACAATTGTTGTGGCTCCTACAACAACATTCTTGAAAATGTTTTGTGAAGAACCAAGATCTGTATTTGTGATTGTTAAAATATTTGATGTTCCTGCATATGAAGCACTGATTCCTGTACCGCCAGTTACTGCGTTACCAAATGCGTCTACTGCAGATTCAACATCTGATGTAAATGCTACTGTACCAGTTTCATCTTTAAATGTAATAGTACGATCTTCTGTTGGGCTTGTGAATGAAACTGTTGTTTCATACTCATTAGCGACACCTTCTACAACAAAACCTCCGTCTGATAAATATAATCCAGATACAGATGGGCTTGTTAAAGTTTTATTTGTTAGTGTTTGAGCAGTTGTAAGATCTGCTGTAATACCAGTATTAATGCTAAATGAGTTACCAGTTAAAGTTAAACCGTTACCTGCTTGATATGTACCAGCACCAGAGAACTGTTCAAATATAATTGGGCTTGTTCCAACAGTTGTTACTATTGCTGTTTGCACCCATCCTGTATTTGAATATGTGCTACCAGAAGTAACGAATGTAAAGTCTCCTGGTACAATTTCTGTTGGTGTATCAAAGTCTGTTGCACGAACTGCGGCACCAGATGCTTGAACTACATAGATACCGTTTTGTGAAGTTGTTGACTGTGATTTAACAAGAACACGGTCACCAGCAACAAGTGTTACGCCATCTACTGTATCTCCTGCTTCAAGAGCAGTTGAAAGATCTACGTTGCCAGTTGTTGCTACACGAGAAGCAGCATGTACGTTTAATCCTTGTGCAACTGCGTCAACATATTGTTTTGTTGCTGCTTCAAGATTATTTACTGGATCTGCATTAAGAGTAACAGTTCCTGGGAATGTTACCGCATTTGGAAGTGAAAGTGTTACTGCTCCTGTTGAAGTTGATGCAGTAATTTGATTTGCAGTTCCTGCAATACTTGAAACTCCACCTGATGCATTAAATGAAAGCGATCCTGCCTCATCATTATAAGTAATTGTAATATTTGTTTGTGTACCAGCGGCAATTGCTGCTGCTACTGCGTCTACAGAAGCCTCTGTAAAATCTGTAACATTTCCAGAAGTTACTGAAATTGTATTGCTTGTAGAACTAATTGTTTTATTAGTTAATGTTTGAGTACCGCTTGTTGTTGCTACAGTTGAGTCGATTGCAACTGTAACTGCTGAAGAACCATCATAAGATGTTCCAGACAAGCCTGTACCAATTGTCAAAGCATTTGGATTTACTGCAGTAATTGTTGCAGATCCACCTAGTGAAATTGCTGATCCGTTTACTGTAACAGATGAATTTGTTAAAGAAGTATTAGCAATGTTTGTTAGTGTGTTAGATGTACCAGAAATTGTTTTATTTGAAAGAGTTTGTGTACCAGTCTCTGTCACATATCCAGTTAGTGATGGGATATCAGAAGTAAGAGCGACTGTACCTGTTGCTGCAGGAAGTGTAAGTGTACCACTTGCTGTGTTTGCTGCAACAATTGTTGTATGTCCAGTTGTTCCTCCATTAATATTAAGTGAAGTATTAATAAATGGACCAGAAAGTGTAGGTGTATTTTGTAGAATTACTATGTTACCAGAACCAGAGTATGAAGAAATTCCATTTCCTTGAATCTGTAATACGTTTCCTGTTGCACCTGTATTAAATGTTTTATTTGTAAATGTATCTGTAGTATCTTTACCAACAAGAGTTGTTGTTGCATTTGGAAGTGTTACAGTTACATCTTGTGTTGGCTCTGTGACAAGGAGTGTTGTCTCAAAATCATCTGGGGTTGCACCCTCAAAAATAATTCTATCTGAAAATGTTGGTGTTGCAGATACAGCAGCATCAATTACACCTGTTGAATCATTATATGTAAATGTGATACCTGTTTGGGTACCGTTTGTAAACATCGCTGCAGTTGTATCTTGCAGGAATTCTGTGCTTGCCTCTGTTAAAACGTTAGAGCCATTAACGGTAGCAGATGATCCTTCTACTACCAGCCCGTTTTTAATTCGGAAGGCTTTGTCGACTGTAGCCATTCTTTACTCCTTATGGGTCATGCTTTCAAACCTGTACGGTAGTACCGCAAGGTCATCGGCGTTAGTGTTGGTGTCACCGTCATGCTAATTGTACCAGAATTTAAACTGGCAGTGATATTACCTACATTATTGCCAGTGTTAGCAACTGAGGCAAATTCTGTAATATTTTGATTAGTGCCATCAAAAACAAGGTTTATTTCAGTACTTCTATAAGAACTAGAACCAGCATGTGATAATTGAATCATATACTTTATAGTTCTCCAGATAGATGTATCTATTGTGTCAAATACTGTTGCTGATTCTATACCGTTGATTGTTACGGAGTTATTTCCGTCCCCTCCCAAAGAATCTGCACGGTATGAAGTAGTATCAATAAGATCTGCATAGTCCTGCCCATTAGGTCTATCGCCAGTCTCAAACTTTGATTTTAATTGATTTATGGGTAGGATTGCCATATTAGTGATTATATCATAAAATGTAGTTATTAAAACCTATGACTGCTATGCCAATTGGGGCGGGATTTGAAGGAGAATATCCACCAATATCAATTGTTTGAAATCTTACTCTAAATGGCATAACTGTTGCAACATCACATAAAACATTAGATAATGTTTCATATGCTGTATCACAACATTGGTCTGTAGAAATAATCTCAGATATAGGATTATCTATTGTATTGAATTGTACTATTGGCATTATTCAGTAACGCTATCAATCATTGTCATAGTACCCTGTGCTACCGTCCAAACTGAGGCGGGAGAGGTAGTTGACATTTGAATATCAAAGCGATCTCCTGTACTAAGCAATGCTGATTCTACAGCAGTTAAAGAAACTGTAAATTCTCCAGGACCATCATCTGGTGTTGCTCCAGGAGATAATTCTACAACTGGAACACTTGTATTAGGTGGAACAATATCCATTTCAATTGTCCACTCTGCAATATCTAATGGATTTTTATCATTATCTGTTACATAAACTCTAAATGAGGCTGTGTCGCCTTTTACAACTGTCCAAGTTACAGTTGGTGGTTCATAACCAACTGAATATGATTGAGATCCATAACCTCTATATTGTGCCATTATGCTAACCCTGCTTTCATTGATCCCCATGTGCCGTTGCCTTTAAATGATCCTACAAGAATAGTTCCATTAAGATTTGCTTTTGAAACAACACCAACTACACCAGAGTTTGTTGTAGCAGTAATTGGCTGTGTTGCTGTTAGTCCACCACTTGAACCAACATATAGTGTATCTCCAACGGTATATGTAGAAGTATCAACTCCAGTAAATACACCAGATATAACTACAACTCCATCACTACCATTTCCAATTGCAGATTGTGCTAATCCAATTACAGGAAATGTTGCTAAATTACTTGCTTGAGATTTTGTAACTTCTGGTTTTCCACTTGTAGAATTATATGAAGAAATATAAACAGGATCTGCTTTATTTATTGTTACACCGCTATCATTTGTAACTTCAATAGTGTGATATGGTAAACCAATTGTAGGTAAAATAACCTCAATACGCTCTGCTAATGACTGAATATCCCCAGCAACATCTACTGGATCAGAATTAACTGGATATGGTAAATCATAAATTGTGGTTTCGCCAGACGCCATAGTTATTATATTATAGCATCTCCAAACAGTTGACAAAATATATTTTTTTGTGTTATACTAGGTGTTAAGAACACCATAGTTTATGGTGTTTTTGCATTTTAGGAGGAAAACTTGACAAAACATAAAATGCTTGTGGGGATGTTCAGTACTGTGTTTGTATTAGTCTCTATTTTAGGGTCTATACCTTCTCATGCTGATCAAAACAATTTATCTAAACAGGGGCTGAATTTGCTTGCCACCCATCCGGTGGCTTTTCTGCTTTCTGAGGATAAAAATGAAAAAATACTAAACAAGTATGAAAATGCGACAAGTTTGACTGACAGCCAGTTGGTTGAATTACTTAAGGCAGTAGGGTTTGAAGGAAAGGCTTTAAGAACTGCTTGGGCAGTTGCTAAGGCTGAGTCCAACGGACGACCATTTGCCTTCAACGGAAACACCAAGACTGGAGATTCCTCTTATGGTATCTTTCAGATTAATATGCTTGGGGCTTTAGGTCCAGACAGACTGGATAAGTTTGATCTTGATTTAAATGCTGAATTATTTAGTCCAGTTGTAAGTGCTCAAATTGCATACCGCATGACAAAAGGCGGTATTGATTGGAGTTCCTGGTCATCTCATAATACAGGTGCCATAAACAAATGGCTAAATAAATTCCCTAATCAATAATTTGGGAAAATAAAAATACCCCCTGGGATAAAACCTAGGGGGTTATTTTTTTTATATTAATTATTCTGTTGGGGTTTGTTCCGTAGGCTCTTCAATTACTGGAGCAATAAAACTTATTCCATTATAAAACCAACCTATAGTAGCAGGGTTTTCATCTGTGTATTCTACACAAATTCTTCCTGTTACTAATTCTGCAATCTCTTGTGACTCAGCAATAATTACATTAGTAACTATTCCATCTTTAATTACAGCATAATTAGCCATTGATTTATTCCTTTTCTACAAATTTTCCATTAATATATTTAGCCCCTATCCAAGCAGGACTATTTTCTAAAGTCATTTTAATAAGCGTTCTACCATTTGCTTCTTTAAGTAAGTCTTCTTCAGATACATCTGGTGGAATAGCAGCAATAACTGTTTTGTTATCTATATCTAACATTGCCCACATTTTTAACTATATAGCAAGATTGCTCCTGCTCCTCCTGAAGCACCAGCACGTACTGCGGCTGCAATATTACTATTATTAAATGCTGTATTGCCACTGCTTGCACCACCAGCGCCTCCACCACCACCGCCTGGTGCTGATCCAGCATTTCCTGCGTTTCCAGCAAGTACTGTACTATT